TGGGAAAAGTTATAACGCCTGTACAAGATGTGGAGCAATGATAGCAATATGAAAAAGAAAACAAAAGTATTAGTATTAATAGTATTATCTTTCTTAACTGCCATATCTCTTTGGGCAGCCTCTAATTTCAAAAAAATGTCTGATTTAGATATTTTCAATATAGAAGAAGACTAATGCAAACATTTTTACCATTTCAAAATTATGCAGAATCTGCAGAATCTTTAGACAATAAACGTTTAAATAAACAAATACTTGAGGCATACCAAATACTTAAGGTGTTGTCTGGTCAGTCACCTTCAGGTGCATGGAGAAATCATCCTGCAGTATTAATGTGGAAAAATGCAGAGTATTCATTGAGGACATATGCTAAAACTATGATTTCAGAGGCTAAGTCAAGGGGTATAAAGACAGACAAGAACGAAGCCAATATAGACGCCCTAGAAGCCCTCTGTGGCCCTATATGGGGTACCAATAAGCCCTTCTGGGCTAACTCCTTTGGTCCACATCTAGATAGAATTAATATTACCCATAGGGCTAACCTTTATCGTAAAGATCCAGAGTATTATGCTGAATTTTATGTTGATACAAAAAATAAAAATAATAAGCCCTGTTGTGATAAATGTTTATATTATTGGGTAACCCATGCTGTTAGGGATAGAGTACAATAGTTATTATGGAAATTATCTTTATTCTATTTTTTGCCACTCTATCTTTTTCTTTTTGCATAGCCTATTGGTCTACCCTTAATAGACTTAAAAAATCTAATATTTTAATGGCTGAACTTTTTATAAAAAATGCAGCGCTTGAAGAGTTAACATCTAGAATAAAAAATGATTCTGGAATTTCAGATGATTTGATACATAAAGAAAACTTTATTAAATTTCTTTCTGATTCAAGAGATTGGGCTTTTCAATATATTGAGGAATCCCAAAAAACTATTAAAGAGGTATCGGAAGAACTTAAGAGTAAAGGTTTGTACAACTATTCTAATAAACTTTTATCTTTGTTGCCACCAAAATTGGAGGAAAAGTAATATGAAAGATGTTTTATTATCAACACTAACAGGTTTTGGGTGCGGTGTCGTGTTCGCAGCATTCAAATTGCCAGTACCAGCACCACCAGTTTTTGCGGGAGTCGCAGGAATAATTGGTTTATGGATTGGCTTTACAACACTAACACGAATTATATCCTAGGAGGAATAATGAATAACTTACTAAACGATAAAACAAAGGCAATGATGGCATCATACGGACGATCTGTTCTTGGTGCAGTAATTGCTCTTTATATGGCTGGCGTAACAGATCCAAAAGATTTATGGGCTGCACTAATTGCTGCTCTAGCGCCCGTTGCATTGAGAGCGCTTAATCCTAACGATAAGGCGTTTGGCGTACTGCCAGACACTGGTGCTGTTTCAGATGCACTTAGCAAGATTGTACCTGCTAAGAAGGCTCCAGCAAAAAAGAAGGCTACTGCTAAAAAGAAGTAGTTTATTTTGATAAAGGGGGCAAATTTAAAACTTGCCCTCTTTATTTTTTTATGATGGGGGAAGTATGGACTTTGTATATATTTGCAAAGAAGGCGTTAACGAAGAATTAAAGTATTCTATTAGATCTGTCGTTGAAAGTTTTCCAGACTCAAATATATGGGTTGTTGGTGGTAAGCCTGACTGGTACGTAGGAAACTATATTGAGGTTCATCAGATACATACTAAATATAAAAATGCTGTAGAGAATTTAAAAATGATTTGTTCCTCACCACAAATATCTAATGAATTTGTTTTAATGAATGACGACTTTTATATTATTAAAAAAATAGATAACATAGACACTTTTCATGGCGGGTATTTATTAGATAAAATAAACTTATATCAAAAACTAAATGGTAATTCTAACTATACTAGAAAACTTAGTGCTACATATAAAAGACTAAAAGCCATTGGAATTGATGACCCCCTAGACTATGAACTACACGTACCTATGGTTATGGAAAAACAAAAATTGCAAGAAGTATTAGATAAGAATGACCAGTTTTTATGGAGATCCATGTATGGAAATATATTTAAAGTTGGTGGATCAGAGATGCAAGATGTTAAGGTTTATACTAGAGGTCCATTAGTCTTTAAGTCTTATAATTTAGATATAGATAATCATACATATTTATCTAGTGCAGATAGTTCTTTTGACATTATTTGGAATAATATACTTAAGATTCAGTTTAAACAAAAAACTAAATTTGAGAGATAAGTTCTAAATATTTTTCTTTTAAAATAACTGGAGAAAAGTTTGAAATGCCAATATTATATGCTTGCTCTTTATAAGAAGTTTTATCTTTAACATTGATGTAATTATCAATTGTTTTTGCTAAAGCCTTTGGATCTGCTTCAAATAATTCAAGCCTAATCTTAGTTCTGATCGTTCCTATTGAATCACTTTTAACCAACCATTCTGGCGGTAAAATAAAATTATTGGGAGATATATCTGTCATAAAAACTGGCAGGGCACTCATAAGAGCCTCATTCATAGGTAAACAAAGACCAGCATAACGTCTAGGAAGTACCATGGCATCAAACCCATCATACATATCTTCCCTATTGTCTGGATTACCAATTTCAATCTTAAGTCTAGAATCTTTAATGTTTGTTTCTATTTCGCTTTGGCTTCTAATTACTAACTCATAATCTGCTTTAGAATGCTTAAGCATATCAATTACAGTCTCAGTACCGTTTCTATCTTTTGCTGCTTTTTTACCCGCAATGTGCAATATTCTATTATGGGATTTAGATAAATTATTTTCTTTTACCTTACTAAACAATTCTTCATTTGTTGGTGGTGGAAGGTGAATAACTTTTGTTTGACTACCAAACATTTTCTTTATGTGTTCAATTTGCCATACACTTGGAGATAAAAGTACTGTTGGTAATGGTTGATTGGGGTTTGCTAAATGACCAAACAGTTCGTAGTTATACTGAAGGATAGTCTTTACATTTGTTTTATTTGCAAACCTTATAAAATTTTGATCATAAAATGTTTCACAACTTAACACAACATCTACATCACCTAAAAACATTTTAACTTGTTGAACAGACGGAAAGCCATTACTTCTAATACAACTATACTTTTCATACCACTCTGGATGTTGTTTATTTTTATTAAATGAGGTAGAATCAATTAGAAGAATTTTATCAGGATTAAGCATATTAACTAATTCCCTAGTTTGATTACCAAGACCAGTATTATCAGACCGTGCAATAATTCCCAATCTCATTCTTTATATCCCCAAGTTTCATCATCTACTGTAAATTTGCGGGTACCCTGACGACCATCTAAGTGATAAGAACGTTTAATACTACCTTCAGGATGATATATCCAAAGTTTGTGCATCTCCCAACCTTCTTGATTAAACACTTCATACGGAGATATATCGTCTTGAATTGCTCCATGGAATGTATCTTCTATAAAAAATTTATCCTTACATCTTGGAAGCACAATATTTTTATAATATTTTTTTCTACTTAAATGTGGCCTTTGACTCCATTGTATGGTTTTCATAAACCCATCTTCTAAACCAAACATTAGGTGTTCGTGATCTTTCGGTATGGATGATTCAAAATGAAAACGAATGGTGTTTGCTTTATTATACTCAAACATGTCTAAGCATTTATCCCAGTCTATTGCTACATCTGGAGTTAATGGGGCATCTCCTTCAATGTAAAGCAATAGCGGTGTTTTAATTTCATTGATTGTTTGACGCATCATGTTGGTTTGATGGCTATGCTCTTTAAATACAAAAGGCAATATGTTTTTATCCTCATGCAAGCATTTCCATAAAATACGATTTTTATATTCATCGTAATCTTTTTTACGGTTTTGTTGTTCTTCTCTAAGACCATCTATTTGCATAATAATTTCGTTGTCTGGAAAGTGAACACGAATATCACTAATTGTTTGCTCTATCATATTTGTACTTGGGTGATCTGGAATTACAGAAGTAGCCATTACAATTGTTATATCTCTTTTATGCATTTACTTGCCTCATTAACTCAATAAAAAGATCTCTTTTATATTTAATCCACCAACAAACAACTTGATGCATATCGGATGTGTAATCATTTAATAATTCAGGTAACAATTCAGGCAACTGTTTCCAATTTT